TTCACCGACGAGGAGACCGCCCAGTTTGACGAGCTGGAGAAGAGGGTCCAGACTCTTGATGCTTCTATCCAGAGAATGGAGAGAGCGAGAGACCTGAGCCTCAACACGATCAGCCAGAAGAGAAGAGAGGAGCTCACCACCGAAGAGGCCGAGGAGAGAGCTTTCGAGGCTTATCTCAGAAATGAGATCCTCGAAGAGAGAGCAGGTGACGTCAACATGGCCAAGGGCGATAACGGTGCGGTGATCCCGTCCACTATTGCCAATAAGATCATCACCAAGGTGCATGAGATCTCCCCGATCTACGCGATGGCCACCAAGTACAACGTGAAGGGCACCCTGTCCATCCCGTATTATCCGGCGACCGTCAACGGAGCCACTCCGGACGTGCAGATGGCCTACGGCACTGAGTTCACGGATCTCGAGTCCACCTCCGGATCTTTCAGCTCCATCAGCCTGACCGGCTTCCTGGCAGGCGCCCTGACCAAGATCTCCAAGTCCCTGATCAACAACTCCCAGTTCAACATCGTGGACTTTGTCATTACCAACATGGCGGAGACCATCGCGCGCTGGGTAGAGGGCGAATGCCTGCACGGCACCACCAACAAGGCGACCGGCGTGATCGCCGGCATCACCCAGGGCGTGACCGCTGCGGCGACCGGAGCCCTTACCGCAGACGAGCTGATCAAGCTGCAGGAGTCCATCCCGGACGCTTACCAGAACGGCGCCTGCTGGATCATGTCCAGAGCTACCCGCACCGCGATCCGCCTCCTGAAGGACCGCGAGGACCGCTACATCCTGAACCCGGATGCGACCTCCAAGTGGGGCTACACCCTCTTCGGAAAGCCCGTCTATGTCTCTGAGAACATGGACGACATGGCAGCCGGAAAGCCGGCGGTCCTCTACGGCGACTTCTCCGGTCTGGCTGTGAAGCTCTCCGAGGCTCTGGAGATTCAGGTGCTTCGTGAGAAGTACGCGACGCAGCACGCTGTCGGCGTGGTCGCCTGGATGGAATTCGACGCGAAGGTCGAGAACGCCCAGAAGCTGGCCAAGCTCACCATGAAGGCATCCTGATGAAGGTCAGGGCGAAGACGAGCTTCTCCGGCCCTCTGATCAGTATGGCGAGAGGAAAGACTGCAGAGATCACCGACGAGGTGATCCTGCAGGATCTCCTGCAGGCCGGCTATGTCGAGGCTGCTGAGAAGGAGGAACCGAAAAATGAAACTAAGCGAGTTAACAAGAGACGTCGCAGCTGAGTTTTGTCGGATCACCATGGAGGATCAGACCGATGTCGAGCTTGCGGTGCTGGATGCGATGATAAACGCTGCAAAGCAGTTCTGCGCAAACTACACCGGGCTGACGGAGGCGGAACTGGATGAGCATGAGGACATCACTATCGCGGCACTGGTGCTGGTCAGTGACATGTACGACAACCGGCAGATGTATGTCGATAAGTCGAATGTCAATCGTACAGCCGAATCAATACTCGGGATGCATTCCGTTAACCTGATCCCGGAAGAGATCGTCCGGGAGGATACCACAGAGGGAGCGTGATCAGATGTCGATCAATGCCGGAAGACTAAAAAAGCATATCGAGATCTGGCGCTACGTGAGCGCAGTCAACGCTGCGGGCTCTGATGTCAATCAGCTGGTCAAGATAAAGACCGTGTACGGAGAGATCCGGCCGGTCCGCGGCACAGAGTACACGGAATACTACAAAGAGCAGCGGGATCTTTCCATCAAGATCACGATCCGCTTCTGGGAGGGCTTAAGGCCCACAGATGTGCTGCAGTATCACGGCAGGCAGTATGAGATCCAGAGCATTATCAATCCGGAGCAGGCCGACTACATCCTTGAGGTGATGTGCACAGAGAAAGACGATAAGCACAAGCCGGAGGTGGAGTGATGGCAGGCTTTGATATAGACTTTCACGGTCTCGACAGTGACCTGGGCAAGGTAACGACAGCGTATCCGGATGAAACTGCGAGCTTCATGCGTAAGGAAGCGAACAAGTGGAAGAAGGACTGCAACGACAAAGGCTACGGTAAGTACACCGGAGGCAAAAGGCCGATCCCGAAGTCCTGGAAGACCACAAAAGAGGAGAACATCCTCCACCAGGTAAATGCCGTCGAGATCCAGAACAAAAGTCCCCTCTTCCATTTGCTGGAGAACGGGCACCGTAAGTGGTTCATGGGACACGACACCGGCGGATACGTGCCTGGGAAGCACTGGGCTGAACAGACGAGGGAAGAGTGGAAGGCTAAATTCGGCGACCACGTATCAGATTATATCGGAAAAATGCTGGGAGGGCATGGTCTATGATCGAAGCTATAACCGTCAAGGCTGCCTGTAACGGCATCCTGAGGAAACTCTTTCCGGATATGAAGATCTACGGTCCGGATACAACCGGAGCGCTGGAGCGTCCTTCGTTTTATACAGAGATCGTGCCATACATGCTGAGTTATGAGACTAAGTTCCTGCTGCGGCAGAGCATGGGCTTTAAGATCAGCCTGATGGAAGAGAAAACGAACGAAGAGTTCCAGCTGGGCTGCCTGGCAGCGATCCGGGCGGGCTTCGGGCAGAAGCTTGAGATCGGAGGCCGGAAAATCACGATCTCAGAGGTCAATACGGAATATACCGGATCCAAAAACGATGTATTCCAGATAACAATCACAATGGAATGGTATGACAACAACTTCATCGAGGATCAGCAGACCCTCATGGAGTATGTGGAGATTACCGAGTATTTAAACAACAGATAAAAAGGAGAAACAAATGGGCGCACCGACAATTAACATTTCGTTCATTGAAAAAGGCGCAACTGCTATCCAGAGAGGTGAGCGCGGCATCGTGGCACTGGTCCTGATCGACAGCGCTGCCGGTGTCCATACCGTCTACAACGTAGCCGGGGTCCCGACGACTCTGACCGAGGCGAACCAGCAGTTCGTTAAGGACGCACTTCTTGGATATCAGGTAGCTCCGAAGAAGGTCATCGTCTATGTCATGGAATCCGTAGACGGATATGCAGACATGATGACCTATATGGAGAAGGTAAGATGGGACTGGATGGCGATCCCGACGGTAGAGACCGATGAGAAGGCATCCGATATCGCATCCTGGATCAAGTCGCTCCGTACCAATGACCATAAGATGGTCAAGGCAGTACTGCCGAACCAGACAGCGGACAGCGAGGGCATCGTCAACGTGACCGGCACCACGGTGCGTAACGGCGTGACCATGACCGCTGAGCAGCTCTGCCCGCGTGTAGCCGGCCTGATCGCAGGCACTCCGATGACGATCTCCTGCACTTATGCTCCGCTGCATGAGATGGACAGCTGCAACTACCTGAACAAGGAAGCTCAGGACGCTGCAGTCGATGCAGGTAAGTTCATCTTCAAGTGGGACGGCGAGAAGGTCAAGGTCGTAAGAGGCGTCAACAGCTTCACCACGACTACCGATTCCAAGGGCAACAGCTTCAAGAAGATCAAGATCGTCGAAGCTATGGATATGATCTACGATGATATCCGCACTACCGCAGAGGACAGCTACATCGGAAAGTACGCCAACAGCTACGACAACAAGTGCCTGCTGATCACCGCGATCAATGCGTACTTCGCAGAGCTTGCGCGTACCGGCATCCTGAATCCGGATTTTGATAACCTCTGCGAGATCGACATCGACGCGCAGCGCAACTGGCTGCAGAGCCAGGGCGAGCCGGTCGATGAGATGACCGACGACGAGATCAAGGTCGCTGACACCGGAAGCTATGTATTCCTCAAGGCAAATATCCGCATCCTCGACGCGATGGAGGATATCACCCTTGATATCTACATTTAAGGAGGTATTAGATGAACGGATTTACTGCTGATCAGGTCATTAATGGTACCTGGGGAGAGTGCTGGATCGATGATACCTACATGGCTGAGGTTACAGCATTTAAGCTTGAGATCAATGCAAACTACAGCGCCATCACCAGATGCCGTAATCTGGTAGACGGCCAGAAGCTCACCGGCATCGAGCCGAAGGGCGAAGTAAAGCTGCATAAGATCTCTTCCTTCGTATCCAAGAGGATCTCCGATGCACTGAAGCAGGGCAAGGTCCCGAGCTTCAAGATCATCGCGAAGCTGGCAGACCCGGATGCGATCGGTGCTGAAAGAGTTGTAGCCTACGGCTGCAAGTTCGATAAGGCGATCCTGGCAGACTGGGAGGCCGGAAAGAACGGCGAGGAGTCCTACAGCTTCACTGCAGAAGACTGGGATTACCTGGATTCTATCTAACCATTAAACGTAAGCTCGGGCGGTCATTCCGTCCGGGCTTATTTGTCGTTAAGGAGGAAATATGAGTCTCATTGATAAACTTATGGCTATTGACTCGGGAGAGTTCGCGAAGGGACAGTCCGAGGAGATCACTGCAAAAAGGCTTTCCGAGGTCCTCGGGGAGCCGACAAAGGTCAAGGTAATGGCGCTTTCCGGTGATCAGTACATGGACATCACCACAAGGCTCGTGGATAAGCGCGGAAACGCGGATTTCTCAAAGTCCTATGACGTCAACGCACTTCTGGTCGTTGAAGGCATGGTAGAGCCCAGCCTTAAGGACAAGGAACTGCAGAAGCACTTCGGCGCAGCGACTCCGAAGGAGCTTGCGAAGGTCCTTTTTCCAGGCGGCGAGCTGACAGAGGTAGCCAATGTGATCACCAGGCTTTCCGGATTCAGCACATCTGATACTGAGGATGAGGAAGAAATAAAAAACTGATAGATTCTGACAGCGAGGCCAGCGTTATGTATGCCCTCTTCAAGCTGCATGGCTGGAAGCCGTCAGAGTATTACAACATGGGATATGGAGAGAAGCGGATCGCAGCGGCATTTATCCGGCGTGAGGCAGAAGACATGTCCAAATCGTAAGTAAGGAGGGCAGGCATGGCAAATAGAGTAATAGATGCTGTACTCCGCCTCACAGATAATTTCACAGGACCGGCGACAAAAGCTATCAATACGATGACGTCAATGAGCAAGGCCGGCGTCAAGGTAGGTAAGGATATCGTTAAAGCCGGAGATCAGATCGCCAAAGTAGGTGCCGGGCTGACAACGGCTGTCACGGTGCCGCTTGCTGGCATGGCGGCGGCGTCATATAAAAACTTTGAGAGTGTTGATAAGCAGCTGTCGCTGGTGCGCGCCACCATGGGTGATACGGCATACGCTACGGCGGACCTGTCGGAGGAGCTGGCAGCAGCCATGACGACATCTATCTTTTCGATGGATGAAGGCGCAGCAGCCCTGGTCAACTATGCAAGACAGGGTTGGAACGCAAGAGAGGCCGCGGACATGCTCCGGCCGTCCCTTGACCTGGCAGCAGGAACGACAACAGACTTGGATGCTGTAACGGCAGGCCTGGGCAATACCCTGAAAGCGTTCGGTGCGTCCTCTGATGAGGCAACGCACTACTCGGACATGTTTACGAAGGCTCAGGCACAGGCAAACACTACAGTGCAGGGCTTGTTCGATGCCATGTCCATCGCCGGACCGATTGCCAAGACGGTCGGATGGTCGTTCTCAGATATCGCCACCCTGACCGGTGTATTCGGTGATGCGTCCATTGATGCATCAGAAGGCGCCAATGCCCTTAAGACAGGCCTTGCAAGGCTAGCAGCGCCTGCTAAGCCGGCGCGCGAAGCGCTAGAGAAACTGGGTATTGCAGGCGAACTGTTTGAGAACGGTTCCCTGAAGTCCATGCCGGAGACGCTTGGAATCCTGCAGGGCGCTTTCAGCGGGTTATCTGATGAAGAAAAACTCGCATCAGCTTCGGCTATCTTCGGCAAGAACCAGATGTCGAAATGGCTGGCGCTGATCAATGGACCCGCACCGGATGCTCTGCAGAATCTGAAGGATAACATCGATGGAGCAAGCGGCAACGCTGCGGATGCAGCAAATGCTCTGATGACGCCGATGGAGCAGCTGGCATCTACCTTCGACGTCTTTAAGTACAGCGTGGGTAATGCGATTTCCGGAGCTGTAGTGCCGTTCATCACAAAAGCGACGGAGCTGGTTGATAAGTTCCGGCAGATGAGCCCGGAACAGCAGCAACAGATCGTGAAGTGGGCAGCTATGGCAGCTGCAGCCGGCCCGGTACTTCTGGTATTTGGCAAGATAGTATCGGGTATCGGCAAAGGCATCATGATCTTCAACAAGTTCGGCATGGCTGTCAAGGCTGCAGGCGGCGTCATGGGTGTTATTGCATCACCAGTCATGATTGTGATCGGAGTGATCGCTGCGCTGGCAGCAGTCGTACTGATTGTAAGGGCCCACATCAACAACTTCAGGGCAGGGCTGAGTGCTCTTTCTCCGGTCTTTGAGTCCATCAAGGGGCACATCCAGAGCCTGATCGCCAGGTTCCAGCAGATCTGGACGACAGTGGGACCCATCGTTACGGGCATCGCCAATTTCTTCGGCGTAGTCCTCACATCTGCGATAGCAGGTGCGGTGGGACTTATTGCATCGCAGATCGACAACATGCTGCTTCTATTCGACAACATCATGCTTGCATTGCAGGGCGTGATCGACTTCCTTACCGGAGTCT